AAGTATGTATATATTATACGATCATTAACTTCGAAAGTCAACCACTTTTGGACATTTTTTATAAATTATTTTTTTGTACCATTTAATAGAACCTATGCGACAGACGCCTAAAATGTACGATTTTCACGTCTAAACGGCTCTTAAACTGCATTTAACGTTTTTCTGGGGTGTTTGTATGTATTAGACTATAAGACCGTTATAAGAGCATTTAATGACGGTTTATTCGTGCCGTTTCATAGCCTTTGTAAGTCCGTACTTGCGTAAGTCCCCACTAAAAAGGTGTAATTCCATGCTCTTTTTTTCGTCTGTAACCCATATACTATATGATGTTAGATAGTAAGGACATGTAATAAATTGGTCTAAAAATATATAAGTTTGTGTTGTAAATTTAAAATCCCTAGGAAAAGGAATCTCGTACATCTGAATATCTAAATTTGTACCTAAAAAATCAAAGCCAGCTTCAGTAAGTCTTAGTCCGCCTGTTGATTTGCCTCTGGTGTTCTGCCACCAGTCTGACATATACTGTTTAACATTAGCATCACTGATAGCTGTGTCTGATTGTTTCAGAAAGACTTTAGTATATGTTTCTTTCCAGTTCATTCATCTGTAACCAGTTCACCTGAGGTAAGTTTATATACTGCAAAGTCTTCAGTTCTGAAAAGGTCGTTTAATTTTTTTGCTAGATTATGTGCATGTCCTGGATTTGAAAAAGATACTTTTTTGTATTTAGGTCCAGGATAGTTTGTAATTGCGTTTGACGTCTTTAGATTGAATGGAGCACCTTTAAAAAATACAGCCCAAATAGCTTCGGCTTGTAAAACTTGCTCGCATTTGTAAGATGCTTTGTCAACATTCTCTAAAATAATCGTTGGTTTTGGTCTACTCATATGCGTATCCTTTTAATTAACTACGCATATATTTATCTTTTTTTATTAGAAAAGTGCTACTATATTAAACTTCTTGAGTGTTCATATAGTCTATTAGAATCTTAACATCATCTTGATTAATACAAAATACGTGTTGTATCTTGTTTGGATTACCGTCATACTCTTGTATTAACTTTTTAACTAGAGTTGGATAAAATTGAGGATCTGTTATAGTACCTGTACATAAATCTTCTGATTCAAATGTAGGTTTTGTAAATAGATAAGGGTCGTTTTGATTTAAAAATAATACTAATATAAACCACTTCATTTCCAGTCTCCACCGCCGTCCATAGTAACTGTTACAGTTTCATCATCTGCACTAGATTTATTATCAACGATAAGTTTTTCTAGTCTTCCTTGATGATTTGCCATTACAGTTCCTAAGGCGTATACAAGTGCTTTAGCTTGTGCTAGTGGAATTCTGATTTCTTTTTGGTTAGTAGTTTCAGCAGTCTTTACAACTTGTATAAACTGTTGAATTGGTATAGTATTAATTGGTTCGTTTGTTTGCATCTGAAAGTTCCTGTCTCATTGTAAATTCAGTTTTGAAAGGACCTTTGTAATCATACTTTTCAAGTGTGACTAGTTTAGGACAAAAACTTCGTACCCAACCCTTGTCAAAGTGAATAATGTAATATCCTGCCGCATACAAACTCTTAGACTTTTTACTTTTAGTAAAGAGAGGTAATTTCTTTTGTACATTGTACATTACATTGTAAGGTGTACTAGACGTCGAAAAACCGTGTATTTCTTTAGTAGCAGAACTACCATCTGATATAGTTGCTTTATCATAACTAATACCACCAATAAAACTATTAAATGATTTAATATCAGTAAAGTAATCTGTTCCAGATGAACAACTATACATGTATCTTTTGTCTTCTTGTTTTGATAGTGTACCAATACGTTCACCATCTTTTTCTACAATCCAAAATTTGTTCTTTAGGATTGGCTTTGCCTTAATTGTCATTCTTGCCTCCATGTTATGAATACCTCGCATTGAGTGGATCAGCATATAACTGAACATTGTCTGCAATCCGTTGCATATCGTGTTTAGCACAAAATTTCATTAGTCGCATACCAACTTGTGTAACTTCTTTTGCAACCATGTTGTCTTCTATTACATCATTAATAATACTTCTAATGTCGCCGGGTTGTGCAGTCAAATCACAAAGGACAACGTTACGTTGATAGTCATCAAGTACACGATGTTCTACACCTTCGTGATCAGTCCAGCGTTGTAGCATCATGTTGTTCCAGTTAAAGCCTTTATTGTCTTTATCTTCAAATGCTTCAATAAGACCAACTTTGTTCTTAGTACCTTTTGTACGTACACCAGGGTATGCACTAAACACATTATCACTTGTGTCACCACGCATACACTTTTCAAACAACATAAATTCTGGATTAGGAGCAGGCTTTGGCTCTTTAGTTTTCTTGTCAATAACAGGTTGCTTTTTCTTATCGTCAAAGTAACCTTCATGTGAAATAATTGTATTACTAACACCATTGTACTGTGTTACGTTCGGGCCAATAAGTTGTGCAAAGTCACCGTCAGTACTAATAATAACATGTTTGTCATTAGGGTGTGCTTGTACCCAACCTGCAATAAGATCATCTGCTTCTAGTTGTGGATGTTGCATTACAGTACAGTTAGTCTTTGTACTCACAAAGTCTTTAAACTCATCGAACATCTCCCAAAACACTTTATCTTCTTCAGCCTGCGATTCAGTAAGTGCATCACGTGCAACTTTTCTGTTACGCTTGTAAGGCTCGTAAAAGTCCTTACGCCAGCTACGTCCTTCTAAACAGAACACAACATGACTACCGTCAAAGTCAGCCCATGCTTTCTTAATACTGCTTAGTGTAATATGAAAAGCCATGCCTACCTTTGTATCAAGATCACCACGTATAACGTGTCTTGCACGAAAGAATGTATTAGCTGTGTCTACTAGAATGTATGTCATTAGTTTGCCTTTGTAATTAATATAGTAGTATTATAGCACCAGATCTGGCTGTTGTCAAGCATTATTTAACTTCAGCTTTACCATTATTGTCTGCTTTACTAGTTTCAATATATCCCATACCTCGATCAGTTTGTTGGCCTTCTTCATCTAACATCTGTGTAGCAATAGTTCTAAACCATTGATCGACAATATGTTCTGGTTGTTCGCCTGAGTATCCTGCATCAATAAGTTGTTCAATAAACTCATTATTCCAATCGAGCTCAAAGAACCCGTTCTTAATGTTATCCGGATTCACTTGTGTATCTAGTACTGCTACCCAAGGCTTCTTATCTTTAGTTGCTTGTGCTTTTTCTTTTTCAAGAATAGCTCTACGTTGTTCTTCTGCTGTAAGTTTTTTTACTTGTTTAGATTTCATACCCAACGCTTTTTTTACTTTATCTAACATATATTACCATCCTGCCTTTCTTATTTTATCTTCGTTAATAGGTGCCTTCATAGCCTTCTCAAGTTGTTCATTTGTTTCTTGTTTGATTGCATGTAATGCATCAAGTTCCCCACGCATTTCCGAAGAGTGATATGTGTAGTCTTGGGGTAAATCTCCATCCTTCTGCCATACACGCTTCAGCCACGTCTTTAACGTTGAGGGCATATTCTTCACTGCGTCCACCCAACGGCATAAGATATACTGGACATTGTACCCCGGCACCTTGATAAGCACTGACAGCCTTTTTAACTTCATCAAAGTCACTTTGAGTAGCGACAACAAACTTAAAATACATGTCGCTATCAGTAACAAGGTTATACTCACTAGCCACATCAGGCTTAATAGCAGTATCCCAAGGTTCTCCGCTAACGCTAAGTTTTGGGGAACAAGACCAAGTGACTTGGATTCTGTCCTGATCGTTGAGATAGTTAAAGAGATCTTCGTGTAAATGTTGTGTAGTATTTGTTTCAAAAGTAATATTCCTTAAGTCTTTCATACGTGGATGTTCAAGTAACTCTACATACAGTCGTTGCCACGCCAACAACGGTTCGCCACCTGTCATGATCAAATGTACATCTTGACCATTATCTTGTACCCATTTACCATTAGGTGTAAGAGATAGTAAATGTTCAACTACTTCGTCAACAGTTGCCTGTTTATTAAACTTTTTAAACTCAGGATAGATACTTGCATATGTATCACAACCTGTATGTATAATAGGTAAGTCGTTAAACTCTTTTGTAGTTTCGTGTACTCCTGCATCAAGTAACCCTTGTACTTCTGCATTATGAATAATACCTTGTTTTTGTTTTTCAGCACGATCTGGTTCGCCTGTTAATCCAAAGTTCATGCAACGAAAGTTACAACCAAATGTACGTAGGAAAACACTAGGTACTCCTACAAACTTGCCTTCGCCTTGTACTGAATAAAACGCTTCTGAATATCTAAGTTTCATATTAGGCTCCACATGCAAACTGTTGTTGCAATTTAATATTGTCCATAAACTCTTTCTTAGTACCTGGGTCTTCATTAAATGCACCACGTAGCACAGTTGTCTGTGTTAAACTACTATGTGCTTTAATACCTCTATTCTCACAACAACCATGTGTTGCTTGAATGTAAACACCAACATTTTTAGTACCTGTTGCTTTTTGAATCTCGTCAGCAATAACATTATTAAGTTCTTCTTGTAGTGTACCTCGTCTAGCACACCATTGTGCAATACGTGTATACTTGCTAAGACCAATAAGTTTATCTGCGGCAATAATACCAATGTATGCTACACCAACAACTGGTTGATGATGATGTGAACAAACACTTCTTAGTTCACTACGTACAACTAACATGCCTTCATAACCATTTTCAATATGATTAGGAAATGCTGTTGCGTTAGGCATAGGATCATAACGTCCTTGCATTAATTCATTAATATACATTTTAGCAAGACGTCTACCAGTGTCCATACTGTTAGGATCATTTGCTCTGTCAATAATTAAACTGTCTAGTACTGCTTCGAACTTAGGTGTAAGCTCGTCAATCAATTCTTGCTTGTCGCCTTCTTGTAACACATGACTAATATTGTCACCTGCCCAATATCTAATGCCTTCGTCTTCTAAACGGGCTTTTATTTGTTCACTTTTACTCATTCATTTCTCCGATGTTAAGGCAGTGGATTGCCTGTAATAGTTTATATTATACAATATATTTAGGTCTGTGTCAACCTTTTTTAACATAATTTAGGTAGTCTTTGGCAATTAATTCATGTATATGCTTAGTATAATGCTCGCCGTCGACTCTGTATTCGTCCGTTTCTATGTTAATAGCTTTTGCTAATTGCAAATAACCTTCTGCAGACGATGGTGCTTTTGTACCTGCTTGCCAATCTCCGTAAAGTTCAACATTGTCAGGAACAAATACTCTATTGTTAATCGTCCATTGATACCATTTAATATCTCGTCTAGCACACATAGTATCAATTGCTAATAAGTCTAAACAATAGTCTTTATATTGTAAAGGTGTTACTAGCTCGTGCCAAAGTTTTGTGTAGATATACTTTTCATGAAAGGGCTTAAAGTCTGCTTGTATTTTCATATCGTCAAAAAAGAAACCTTTAAATTCTTCGTAGTTTTCTTGTCTAACTTGATCAATCATTTCAATGTAATTTTCAGTTACACGATGATCTGTATATCTTTTAATCTTTTCGTCTTTTGGTTGATCGTCATCTAAGAACAAATCTACATTTGTATTTTCACCAACATCTAAGTTACGTGAGCATGCAAGTAAAAATCTATTCCAGTATGTTGACTGCACAAATACTTCGTCAATATCGTCATAACGATCAAGCATTGATTTAATCCAAGCAGGATATTTTCTGTTACATCCACCTGGTTGACTATAGATAATAACTTCTTTATTATTTTCTTCGGCATATATCTCAGCATAGTTATTATCTTGCCATGCTGAGATTGTGTCACCAACTTCTACATATCCGTGTGCGTGACTGTCGCCGACGAAAAGTGTTCTAGTCATTAAAGTATTTGTCCAACATTTCTAATCTATCGTTTGCTGTAGCCATAGCATCTAATTCTTTTTGAATTGTTTCGATGATGTCTGAATGTTCGCCAATGCCTACAACCTTTTCCATATACACATTAATATTAGTTTTGTGTAATAGAATCTCTGCTTCGGCATGTTTTCTTGCCGCTTCAATCATTTGCTGTTTCAACATAAGTTCCTTTCCTGTAGTTGCCTTTGTTAGGTATCACGTGTCTTACGCCGCCGCGTGGATCATCCATATCGCCTTTGCGCCTAGGAATTAAGTGAACGTGTGGATACATAACAGTTTGTCCTGCCGCTTCTCCAACGTTTTGACCAATATTAAACGCATCACAATATCCGCGTTCAACCCAATCGTATCCCCATTTGTATGCCGCTTCCATACATTTAGTAAGGCCTTGCCAGTTTTCTTCTTTAGGAACAAAAAGTATATGTCCTTCAGTAACTGGATAACCATCTTTATATACTGTAAACTCTTTTGAGTCAATTAAAACATCTGTCCAAGGTTTAGAATCCATAATTAAATGCCACCATTATACGTTCTTTATCAGTTAGTTGTTGTTCAACTTTGTGATGCAAATGACTCGGAAAAATAATTAAACTTCCTGTCATTGCCGCACAAGTCACGTTGGGTGAGTTTGCTTCATTAAGTTCTGAAACATTTACTCTAGGCCAGTTGGCCTTCATGTTAGGATTAACAAGTGTTAGTCCCGGATGATCTTGATCTGCTTGAATATAGTATACTCCACTCCATGTGTCTGGAAGATGATTGTGTTCTTCGTGGTATGTGTATTTACGATTAATACTAAACCAACTGCTCTTAAGTGAAGGCGTATGTTGTAGTTTAGTTTGTTTGTGACATTCTTGTACACATGTATCGATAAAGTTTTTTAAGTCTTCAAACAACGGATTTTCTAAAATACTTTCATTACCATATGACGTGTATCCGTTAGCAGTATATCTTACAGGAGATGTATCTGTTTTTTCTTTTGCTAATAATTCAGGAACTACAGACTTTTGTAGCTCTTGAGACTTATCGTATACAGCTCTAAATACTTGTGTTGGAAAGATAAACTGCTTTTCAATCATTAATACTCTCCAACGTGTTCCCAAGGATAAACAAGCCAAACATCCTCTTCTGCTTTATTAACTTCATGACATGTGTAGTTAACTTTATCAAAGTCACTTGCTAAGTTTTCTGTTAGTGTAGCAAAGCGAACATTGTTACCAAACACATTATTCCATTTAGGATCATCTGGCAAACAACCTGCTTTCCAGTCTTCCATAATCCAATTAAATGTAGCACCTGTATCATTAATATCATCTACAATAAGTATTTGCTTGTGATGTGGTCCAGCACTTGGTCCTGGGTTTTCAACATAGCCATATGCATCTTCAGCCATCCAACAGTTACTTTCACTTTCACTATTATCATCACGTAGACTTACTTTAATTGCTTCGCAACGTATGCCAGTCATGTTACTAATAATAGTAGCAGGTACATTACCACCACGGGTAATACCAACAATGTAATCAGGACGCCAGTTGTCCTTGTACATTTGATTTGTAATACTGACACACATACGTTCTACGTCAGTCCAACTATAATAATGTTTTTTAATCATGATATCCATCATCCTCGTCTAGTAATTGAATATTTCTTTTTTTAACATGCTTTGTAATAGCCCAACTTGGAACTTCTGGACATACATCTTTGATTTCTTGTTCTGTATAAATTTCAGGTTGCCTAATACCATATTTGTTAAATTGTTCGATAGTCCATTCAGTGAGGTCTTGTCTTGTATTAAACATTTTTTAAATAATCCTTATTGTCAATCCATTTACCGTTTTTAACAAAGCCCCAGCTTTGTGCCTTTTTACCCATGAAGAATAAACTCCAACATGGAATATTATTTCCATCTTCGTCTTTAGCAAGTTCTAACC